GCTACTCTGCCCGCAGCTGCAGATGCTCCACGCTCACCTGACTGCGCTGCCTGTAAGGCTTGTGCTCCTCCAGCTAAAAGCGCTTCTCTTTGTAATTCGTAAGGTTCTTTTTGAATAGATAGCCCCTCTAAATAATTTACCTCTAGCCTTTCTCGTGCAGCAGCTAGGGCTTTATCCGCTTGATCTTCTGCTTCTCCCTGAGCGTCTTTTGCTTTTTTTGATTGATTTAAACTTACCGCTGTATTTGCAGCTGCTCCAGCGAAAGCTACACCTGCTGCAATTGTGCCTGCACTTACTGCTGATAAAGCTGTACCGCCTATTACTGTTGCTGTTATTATTGCCATGTTATAATACTTTAATCATTTCTTGAGTGTAGTTTTCTCCAATTGTATATCCGTTTTTTTCATACACCTCTATAAGTCCTTTGTGTTTTATCAGAGCGTATGTGTACTTATTTCCATTAGCCTTGCATACGTTTGTAAGGCTCTCTATTAATAAATTAATAGCCTGTTGTCTTTTAGACTTCTCTCTGTAATTTTTATTAGAAATAATCCAATCCACCCAGGCTACTTTAGAGTTTGTTACGTATATAAACCCTGCACATACAGGGACATCTTCATCTAATACTATAAGTCCACCCTCTCCATCATCTGGAAGAAAGTCTTTAGGGGGAGCGTCCCACTTCCAGTCTTTCCACCAACCAAATAAAGTATCCTCATAGTCAGAGGATTTAAGCTTTCTTATATTAAATTCCATTTAACAGCAAAGATACTAATTTTTAAGGATAGCTTTTCATAACCTCTGATTCTACAGCAAACAACTCAGTAGGAGAAGGTCCGTTACTCTCTATCATAAATGTACAATAATGTCCTAGAATACCATTAGATTCTGCTAAAGTGTTTTTAAATGATATTATAAAAGGCGTAGCCTCTTGAGGAGCTGTCGCCCCGTTTATTGTAGCGTCAACAGTTATACTACTGGAGGTCATGGCTGTTATCTTTCCACCCAGCACTGGTACGTTGTCAGGGGTATTGTAATATAAGAAGTCTCCAATGCTAATAATAGAGTCTATACTTACAGAAAAATCAAACTGTCTTGCAGAAGCTGCTCCACTAAACTGAGTACACGACCCTATGCCATTTACAGACCTCAAAACAAAAGAGTCTAGCGAGGCAGGAACTTGATTTGTGTTTTTAACTGCCGCATAAAAAGCTCCCTCCTTTTTTTCATACCAGTTATTAGATATAAAACCTGACTGATCCATGTCTGTAGCAAGCGTAGTATTCCATGCCTCATGTGATTCTAGACTGATGGTTTTAAATAGTTTATTACTAAAAGGAGCTTCATTAAATACACTCGTTACTGTTGAGTTGTACTGAACACCATAAAAGTTATTTCTTAGCTCGTTAGTGTTGTGCCTGTATAGGTTGCCTCCAGAATAAGAGTAGAAGTAGTTGTTCATACCGATCATATAGTCGGGACTGTAAGAGTAAAATGAAGGCCAACCCTCTACTCCTTCGCTATATGATAATGTATGTTGCTCACCCTCAGGCTCTAATGGCGTGGGTGTGGGGTTGTTTGGGATAGTAGTTACAGGGGTTGTGCTAACACCTCCGTCTTCTAGTCCAGCCATCACTATAGCTCCAGTACCATCAAGGCCTGGGTTAGTTAAGTCCATAGCAAATACAATAAATGTATAGTCACCCGCAGGTATGCTATCACGCGTAACAGAGCTAAAATATTCTACCACTTTGTCAGTAGAGTTTGGATTACTCCCTTGATCTATAGATGATGCATTAGCCCCCTTTGCACTACTTAAAGGGTAGAACGGAAACACTTCGTTTCCATTAGCGTCTAATATTACCCCTAAAGTGGTAATAGTTCCCGCGCCAGATATCCATCTTGTACCCGCAAAAGGTCTTTCATAAAATGGAGTTGTTTTATTATTATTAAAAGTTAAAGCAGGCAAGGTGAAAACTTCTCGACTAGCAATCCTGTAACTAACATTGCCGCCTTGGTAGTTTTCTCCTGTAAAACTCTGTGTCCTTCTAGACTCACCCGATCCTCTCGGGGTAACTGTTGCGCTTGCTTGAGCAAAACTCATATATAGTTATTTATTTACAAAATTACAATTTTTTTATGGACACCCACCCGGCATAACAGAGTCCACTAAGACTCTTGGCAATACGCTAGTGGTTGTATTTAAAACACTTGTTGATGTCACCCTATATGCTTTTCCTGTTGTGGTAGAGTATATAACTGTATTTATGTTCAACTCAGGAAGTTCGCTTGTAGTCTTAACCGTCATGGCTTTATTTTGTATATACCCACACTCTTCAAGTGTGTAGAATACAGATGTGCTACAGTAGGTAGCACAATTGGTAAACCCGCTTGCTCCAAAAGCAACGTTGTTGAAGTCAGCACATTGAATATTATGCACTTGTGTTCTTGTTCCGGCATTATCTGTAAGAGCGCCTATAACCATGTAGGTCACATTATTAACCGTATCGATAACCCTAGCAGTGTCGCTAAATATTGTAGTTCCTGTATTCATAAAGAAGTCAGTACTCTGGTCGCTACACCTCCTCAGCCAATAAATATTTTCTGGATTAGGTGTTGGACAGCCTAAAGCACCTGGGATATATTCTAAAGTTCCTTGTATTGTTTCTGCTTTTGACACATTAGCCTTAGAAACAGGTTCAAGAGTAGCTGCGTTCCAAGCATCTTGACGGTAGTATCGCTGAGTTTCAGCTTCTAAGTAACGTCCGTTCAAAACAGGAGGTGTAATCATTGGATAATACATAAGGCTTGAGATTGCATTATTAGTGCTACCACTTGAATAACACCGCACAAATCTATAGTATCGAACAGCAGTTCCTGATGGAGCGACAGGTTGCTGAGTGGCTGTGGTAGTTCCTGTAATGGTAGCTCCTGTATTTAAGTACCCCGCGGGGACTACTACGCTAATGTTTAAAGTTCTTACAGTTGACGCCGCAACTACCGAAAAACTTGCGGGTGTAGACGTAAAAGCTGTATTAGCTCCGGTAGGTAGCTGAACCGTAGGTAGTGTTATAACTCCAGCGTCGCTTACTGCAAATCCACTTATAAGTAAATCCGCAAAAAACAATGTAGGTAGCGTAGGAGTAGCTCCACCACAAGCAACCCCCGGAAGTAAAACTCCATTAACTTGTTCACGAACAATTATATTATCTGAATAAAAATCATCAGGAGCAAACGTTGTTAGACTTGCATCTGAATATATAGACGTTGCAGATGCAAAAGTTGGTGTGTCAAAATAATAAGTACTTACTGCCATAATCTTTGTTTTAAACGGGGCACGATAATGTAGCTGTCCATAACGTATTTGGTAGGGGACCGAACACTTTTAAAGTTGCCGTTGCTGTTGTTGTGGATTTAGTGAATGATGCAGTTCCATTACCAGGTGCTGTTATAGTCTCTGGAGGCAACCCTTTAAGTGCAAGAGCGCTGTTTAAATCTCCTTGAAAAGCTGTGCTTCCTCTGTACCCTGTATTTAAAACCTCTGCTCCATCAAATTCTATAATAAATTTCTCTGGCAAATTCTGCGCATCAAATGTTAATGTTACCACCCCTGTTGTAGACCCTAAGGTTAGGTTGTATTCACTAGGAAAAGACTCGCCTCCAGAAAATGCTACTTGAGTATTGCAAGGAGCTACAGGAGCTGCACTACCTGCGCACGCTAAAGAGGCCGTTGTATCTCTATTTAAATCCTCAGCAGTTGACTGTCTGTAGTCCCATATTAAATACAAATTGTTTTCAGCGATAGTGCCAGTGGGCATTACAAAGTCTGCGTAGAATTGATTAGTATTATTAGAATTGTTTATTATAGGAGAAGCTGTGCTTGCCGCAGATATTAATGCTAGTATGTCTGTAGCATTATTAGCATAAACCGTAGAGCTTCTTAAGTATTGAAATTTGTTGCTTGTAGAGTTAAATACGAAATTGTCAGATCCAATCTTATTGCTTATAATACTAACAATAGCACCCTCATTTGGTATAACTCCCGCCCCTAAAGATCCTGTTACTATTTGGTATTGAGAAACTATAGGATTGTTAGCGCTAGTTGTAAAAGAAACTAAATTTGAATGAAGAGGGGAGGTAAACGATCCGTCGGTCCAAGTATATTGATTATGAACAAACTCTCCAGCTTCAGAGTTACTTGTTATTGCTATATTGTATAGGGTGATTAAATTTTCCACAGGGCACTCAGTTGTTATTTGAATACTGTCAGCTACAGTTGAACTAGTTGTTACCTCTATTGTTACCTGAGAAACATCAACAATGTTTTTACTTATTATTAATTTTCCACTTATAAATACAAGTCCAGTGCTGTATTGCACTCCGTTATAGTATGCGGTTATAGTATACCCAACACCTGTGTTTGTTTCTTCTGTGGTTATTGGAGAAACCCCAGCCTCTGTCTCCATTACCTGTAAGCTCCCAGCCGGCGTATTCACCTCTGTTATTATATTATCTTCTAAGGCGTTTGGTATAATATAGTCTATAACTACAGATCCTATCTCTTGACCTACATTAACGCAGTATATGGTTTGCCTACCTGGATTTACTGTTACGTTCTCACTAACTCCACACGCTAAACAGCTAGTAAATTCAGATGAACTTTGACCGTTAGAGGCCAATACAAATTCATTCATATAAGGATCAAATCCTCCTAGCTTTTGATTTCCAATAGTGTTTATAAAGAAGTCTCTAAACCAGCCTCTCATTCCAAATTGAGATATAACTTTAAGTTGATCATTTTGAGCGCTGCTACCCCTAAGCTGAATAACCGCACCTCTTTTTGAATCTGTAAAAAACTTATCTGCACCGTAAGAAGCGTAGCTTTCTGGGTTATTACTAATCCCGTATGCTTCAGCTCTTGCAATCTGAGTTCCTAAAACTTGTGGAACTGAGGTTAATGCGCCGCCTCCAGAAGCATCAGACAAAAGGTCCTTTCCAACTAGCACATAAGATATTTTATCTTCTTGTAATACTAGTATATCTGTACGTCTACCGTCTAACTTTTCTATAGGACCATAAGAGTCCTCAAGTGGCTTAAAGTTTAACAGGCCTAAATTAAATTCATTTAATCTATTAACATTAGACTCATCATTAAATATTCCACTATAAGTTAAATCAGCAAACCTGTCGGCTTCTCGAAATATTTGAGCAGAAGTCGTTGTGACCCTGTTTCCGTAAGTTAAAGCCTTACCATTAATTGAGTCTCTGATCTTATAACTTTCAACACCATTTCCAAAAGCAATACAGTCGTAGAAACCGGTATCTATTATCGCATCTTTAGGCGTTGTGCCAGTTGTGTTTTGAAAAGCAATTTGTTGATTTTGAACATTACCTGTGTGTTGACCGTTCGCATCAATAGAAAAAGACAAGTCGTTTTCATACCACACATCAGGCAGGGCTTCAGTAGGAATAGTCTCAAAAACAATAGTTCCGTCTGATCTATCTACAACAATATCTACCTCTATGTGAAATCTGCTACCACCACTGTAGAAAAACCCCTCTCTGCATCCCGGTCCTCCAACCATACATAAAAACAACTGATTAGTAGCGCTGTTTCTAAAAAATTGCCAAAAATTATTATTGTCAATTGTTGAAAAATCAGATTTTAAAGGGTCTCTAGCTTGAGTAATTAAAGTGGAGAGATAAGTGTTTATAAATGGCAATTGCTGTTCGTCTCCGCTTGCATCTGTAGATGTAAATACCCCGGTATCCACTAAATCGCCTAAGTTTTGTGAATCCCAATACTCTTTAAAATTGTCGTAGTCAGCTTGCGCTCTGTTTTCTATTTCTAAAACATACTCCCTACTATTGCAAGCCTTTCCGGTTGTTCCTGCCCTGTTTCTTGCAAATCTAAAGTTCATTACAGAAGAACTGCCTGCGGGTATTGTAACATCTACATAAGAGGTAGCCCCACTGCCTGTGGGATTGGTTATGTTAACAGGGTAAGCGTTTAGTGCAAATGAGTCAGGATTACCTCCGCTTAAATTACCTCTTGTTGTAAATGGGCCTGGCTGAAAAACATCTCCACCTGGAGTTTGATTATTTGAAATTGTAAAGTTATTAGGGCTAATCTTCATATAAACCCCAGACTGAATAGGTATATTAACTTGAGGGTCTTGACCAGGGTTTAAAGGATCTTCAATAGTTAAAAAATCAGCTAATTGCGTTTCTTTTTCTAAAACTGTAGCGTAAGTACAATTTCCTCTTGGTCCTTGAGAGTCTCTTTTAACAATTAATCTATCTCCTGCTTCAACCTTGTTTGCATTTTCTCCTTCTAACAGAAAGAAAACATAGTTGTCAACAGGGTCATTATAAAATTCATTTGCATAAATAGTTTCGTAGGTACTCTTGCTTGGTTTAATTACAAACTTATACCTTGTTGCCCACCAAGGAGCTATTTGAGGAGGAACAACAGATGTAGATCCTACGCCTGATCCCCCAGGTATAGTCACCTGTATAGAGTTAACAAAGGGTGAGTTTCCGCAAGGAATATGAACTGTGTTTAATGGACTGACTAAGGCTGTAGAAGACCTGTTAAATTCGTCCATATAAACCATACCCACCTCATACCCTCTATTGCTGTGAAGGCTGAATGCATTATTTATTTTTCTATACGTAGCACTTCCACTTAGTATTGTGTAGTACTCAAATAAAGTTTCAGCAGGGAGAGCTGGGTCTAAAAATTTCATTGCTAAAAGCTGAAAGCCTATGGTGCTTGTGTTATTAGCGTCTACGATTACTGAAATAGGCTGATCCAGTGCATTGTTTCCACTAGCTGTTTTTACAAATCCATCTAAAGAATTAGGAATAACGCAATTAAATTGATCGGTTAACGTTGTTCCGTCGCACGAGTTAGGTACGGTTTTTATTATAGCGGAAGTTCCTACTCTTGCTTGAAAATCTGAGCTCGTAGCTAAAGCATATATTGACCCAAAGTTTTGAGGTAAAACATAACTAAACAACAAATCTGTTGACGTAGTAGTGGCTGTAGGATTACTACCGCCCCCTAATTTTACAAAACTGTTGTGTTGAAATCTAAATTGAAAAGATAGAACAGCTCCAGATATTAAAGACTCCGCGTTGTTATATTCTGATAGGTCTATAACAAATCGAGAATCATCTACAAAAATTAAAGTACCAGAAATATTGTAATTCCCCTGTTCTGTAGAGTCTGGTACTGTATCTAAACCCACGTCAGATGATTTTAGATCGCTTTCAAATGAAAAGTTTACAGGATTATTAAATCTATCTCTTAAGTCATACCCCTCTACGTAGTTTCCGTATATAAGCCTGTTTCCCATTAAAGCCTGAGACTTAGCTGTTCTAGGTACGTTATCGTATAGCCTTAGTATTTCATACTCAGGTAGTACAGTAAATATTTTTTGATTGTCAAACACATACACCTGAATATCATCATTTGCATAACCAAACGATGCCTTATCAATTCTCTCTATAACTTTAATTGTAGGATCATTCATCTCTTTAAACAGGAGTTCAATCCCTGTTACTAGAGGTCCTCCAGTATTGTATGTTATTGATACTGCATTCGCAGAATTAATCATACCCTCATTTAAATAGCTGTTGTAACTAAAGAAAAACGGCTTAGATAAAAAAGCTGGATCACTAAACTGAGATACCGCAGAGAATTCTCCATTTTGGTATTCATATCGATAAGCAAAACAAAGAAATCTTTCTTCCAAAAAATCATTCTGTGAAGCTGTAATAAATGGTACAATTGTAGGTGCAGAAACCGGTGGCTTCTTTATTACTAAAATACTTTCTGCGCTAAAATTATCTATATATGAAGCCATTCTTAAAATTTAATAGTATAAGTTACTCCGCTTACTAAAGTGATTCCCGTTAACTCCATAACGTTGCTGTAGGATTCACCCATGACTTGAACGCCATTAGCATCTGTCATTATACCAAAGTTGTTTCCTCCTGTTATGTTTCCTGAAAAAGTTCCTTGCGTTCCATTACTCCCTGTTATTGTTCCTGTTAATGATCTTGAACCTGCACTCTGAGTAGGATCTGTAGCATTAATATACAGCATTCTTAAAGAGTTTAAATTGTCACTAGACACTGAAAAAGTAGTTAACGCTAAATTTGCAGCGCTAGCAACTCCTTGTATTCCAAATCCTTTTGTCGTAGAAATTATTGTTCCATTAGGAAGTGCGCCACTATAGCAGTCAGCTCCGGGTAAAGGAATTTGAGTCGTTGTAGGGGCTACACCTGAACCTATCCCCCCTGGAGGACCAGGGCATCCTACAAGAGTTCCTCTGTCAAATCCTATGGTAGTTATGCCGCCTGAGGTATATGAACCTGCTTCAAACACCCAACAAGTTTGTTCTTCTACAGGTGGATTGGGATTAATAACAGGATTAGAATAGTTATTATTTATATTTATAAATCTAGGTGCATTCAAGTTGTCTGTAAAAAACAATAAGTCTCCAACTAAATTTATGCCAGTTATCAAATAAGCTGGGTCAAAATTTAAGGTAGTATTGACGCCAGTCCCATCATCTATACTTGTGATATGGTAAACCACTTGAGATGTTCTTGTATTAAATGAAACTATCATGTCGCACTTACCCGTATCCCCTAACGTAAAAGAAGGGTCATGAACAAACCAGTATAGTGTTTCATTGGCGCTATCTTGGTAAGCTCCTAATGTTCTAGCGGCATTGCTCAAGGCTGTTTCTGCTGATGTGTCTAAGTCTGTTACGTAAAGAGAAGTTAATTGTGTATTTCCCTTTGCATTTTCAACAGACCCCACCTCAGAGTCTTCGGTAGAACCAAGTCTTACATTTAACGCATCTACATATTCCCCATTAGGTATAAGCCTTTCGTCAAGGCTTTTATTCATGCGCCCTTTAATAAAATTTCTTTGAGTTTTTGCCATTTTATTTTATCCACTTATCCTTACCCCGCATACTCATTAATAGACTGCTAGGATGAATATTGCTTAATCTAATCTTTGCATTTCTTAATAAAGCTGATTTACTTTTTCTAGCTCTATTTATGATGTACTCTTGAACTCCGAATTTGCTGTTTAAAATAGCGTATGTTATGTAGGCATATATATACTCTTCGAACATTTTATTAACAGTAACCAAAGAATCATTTCCGTTTTCCATACCATCAGATATGTATTGCAGGATGCAGCTTTGGTTTGCCATGGTAGAGTCAAAGTTTATTACTCCAGCTTTTTTATCTATTGTAAACGTAGGATTAATGTTTGCTGTTTCTGTATTTAGACCATACCTAGCTCCAATTCTAGAGTTGTTAATATCTGAATCGTAGTTATTAACGTTTGGATCAATATTTTCATCAACAACGTCATTTAAGTATATACTCTGTAAACTTCCGTCTAGCCTCTTAGTGTCTATGCTAGAGGTTGTAGTGTTTACGTTATCATCCGCATCATACGTGAATGTAGAGCTCGCTGTTTGAATGTAAGACACTGCAGACTGAACTTGTATGTTTTCAGTAAGATCTCTCACTACACCGTCTTTAAATAGCGACAGTTTAACCCAGTTGACGTAGTCAGAGGGAAGCACAAACTTAAGGTCATCATAAACCGTGAGCTCTAAAGATTTTATTTCCTTAAATGCGTCGTAATTTAATTCTTGAATTCCACGCTTTGCGTGAAACAATATCTTGTATCTATTCTCGTTATTTATTAAAGAGTGGTTTCCATCATACATTAACAGGAAATTAGTCACAACATTTTCTAAACTTACATACTGGTACGAACCCCAATTTGAATCGGTAGGTACAGCTGCGTCATTAGTATAATACTTTTTTTGATCTATATATGCCATAGCTATTGTTGTTGATTTTGAGACTGTTCTTCAATTTGCCCAAACTTAAATACGTCTGCTTCTCTAATTGATATTCCAGCGTATTGTAATATCTTTGATACCAAATCATTTTGATCATCTAAAGGCAACTCAAAGTCTTGGTAGTCAGCTTGACTTTGATCAAATATAGGATCGCCACTTGATATAGTTGTGTATGTCCACTTAGGATCTAAAGGGTATCTAATGTATTGAGACGCCACGTCTCCAGCTTGATTAATTGTGACTGGAAAAACGCTAAGAAAATTACCTGACTGAGTGTATGCTGGATATGTCTGGGAAGGAGACGTAAGCATAGAACTATTTAATAGTGTTATCTTACTTTGAGTAACTTTTTCAGCCTCTGCAATTGTGCCAGTCGGATAACAAACAACCTTATCTAAAAGATAGTAGTCACTTGGCAAAGTATACACATTTCCTGCGCTTTGTGTTAGTGTGGCAAACTTAGAAAAGTAATCAATAACTTCCTCGTATCCTTTCTTAATGTCTGCATATCCTGTTCCAGATACCCTAGAATTTTCTTCGTTTATTTGCTGATTATATTGAACAAAATATTCATCAAACAAATCTAACTGAGCTTGCTTTGCAAACAGGTTAAAATCTGAAGGGGATATATAGCCGTAGTTATTTTTGTTTATAATCGCTAAAACTGTATTACGTACAGAGTTTATCATTACTACTTATTTTGTACAAAGATAAGCAAAAAAAAAGAGGTCAATTATTTTGACCTCTCTTTAGATAATTAAGTTATTCGCCAATATTAAGCTAGTTCAATAATGCCCACAGCCATTGGGGGAGCCAAAAGAGGAGCTACATTAGTATAAGAGGATGAGAGCATATTTTGCAATTCTTCTATTAAAAAATTCTGCATCGCCACTTCGGTTGAATCCGCAGCGTGAGTCAACTTTATACTATCTGTACTTGCAGAAGTTCCGTTATAATTTATAAGAGTTTCTGTAGTTGATGTTTGATTAATAAACAAAGCCTCGCTTGCGTTTACTAAAACCGGTTTCAATCCGGTTACTGGAAGGTTGAAATATTTTATCATAATTAAGCTATTGTTACGTTAGAGATTA